AATGCTTTTGTGCTTTTATTTACATCCCAACCCGCAAGTGACATATAACCTAAAGCGTCCGCAGCCTGTGCCGATGTAAATGCTGTTGCACTTCCCGCCGCTTGTGCTGCCTCTGATAATTTTTCAAAATCTTTTGAACTTTTGTCTTTGATACCTGCAATACCCGATGTATTCGCCATGCTTTTTTGATATTCTCTGTATGTATCCAACGCATCACTTGCAAAAGATTGTATTCCGCTTATTGCTGACTGTATTCCACTTGAAATAAGATTACCGCCGACTATTGAACTAAGTATATTTTGTGTTTCACTTGCCGCTTTCCGCACCGACGGGTCAATATCTGCTCCTATTTCGATATCAAACCTTTGTCTATTTGCCATTTATTTTAGCCACCTCCTTTGTAATTTCGTATAATTCAGAAATCGGCAGACTTAAATAGTATTCAAATCCGCCGAATGTATTCATTGATAATTTTATGCACAATATTCTTAATTCTCTGCCACTTCCGACTGTGATGTTCCGCTGTAAAAAAAAGAACTTACTTTATTTTTTATCTTAATGCCATCTCTTGCAGGAAGTGCGAGGAAAAATTCAATAGGCTTTCCTGTTGCAATAGAGCAAACAATGCAGGCATAATTTATATCAAATTCTTTTGTTGTGCTTACATTTCCGCTTCTCTCAAACCTTCTTTCAGCTTCTGCAAGCTGATTTGTACTTAAATCTTCAAGAGCCGATAAGTCTATTTCTGTATATGTTTCATCTTCAAATTTAAAAGGTTTTGTAAGTTTGATTTTATAATCCATATTCGTATCTCCTTTTTTAACATAACGATTTTATTTTGGCTAAATAATCCGTGCCGTTTATGTTATACACGTTATTCAACTTGTCAAGTTCCACTTTCTTTGCCCCGTCAACTTCAATCATTATATATACCAGTTCCAGTGTTACGCTTGAACTCATTGGTGAGCCTGCCTTTGCACTTCCTGTTGTAAGGGTCTTTAGCATCCCCCTCATAACTATTCTCATGCCCTTATACGCCTTGCCGCTGTTAAGGCTCTGTACCTGCACCGCACCCCTCAGCGTAATGTCAACACCTTCATCGGCTTTCATAACTTTGAATATGTCACCGTATAAGACTCTAAACGGTATTTCTATGGTCATGCTGCCGAAATGCCCGATGTTCGGGCTTTCAATCTCGCCAAGTATACCGGGACCGCTTATTGTTTCCGTCATTGCTTCAAATGACGGAAGTGTAACCTCGTCTGTAATGCCTACAAGGATATTCCCTGAATTATAGACATTAAAATTATTGATTTTTTCGGGAATATTGCTCACTGCCATTTTTATTCGCCTCCTGTTAAAGCTGTTTCTATTGCTGTCGGGTCAAATTCAAGTATAAATTCGATATTTTCAGCAGGTGTAAACGGTGCGAAATCAATATGGAATACAATCTGCCCGTTCAATATCTGTGTTATCGGATTTTCGCTTGATAAAAATGTTACGTTATATCCTGCACAAATTCCCCTTGCTACATAGCTGTTGCCGTTTATGTTTTCCGAGTCTACGATTGACTCAATAAGTCTGTAGTTTGCCGGATCGTCTACTCTCTGAAAATATGTTAAAATTAAACTATTTGAACGCCATGTGAAGAATCTTCTTACCATAATCCAACGGTCTTTCGGGTCTGTACTGCTTGGATATGCACATGTATTGTTGCCCCACGCCTTATACCCGTTTATGTTTATTGCTGTACATACGCCAAAGCTGTTAATTACGTTACCTTCGTCCTGGTCTATTATTACCTCTGTGCCGTCTGCCAGACATGTTCCTGTGATTTTAAAACTTTTATTTGACGGGCTTAAATTCGGAACATCTCCGTTGTCAGCGTCAGTATATGCAATCAATGCACCCATTACCGCCGACATATGCATTTTATGACTTCCGCTCTTTACCATAGGCCAGCACGCAATAGCGTGTTCACTTGATGCCCCGAGGTTTTCTTTGGCTGTTTTTACTGCTGTGTATGCCGTTGCGTTTACATCGTCCGATACATTTGAAGAAATATCGAGTATGCACTCGGCTGTGTATACTCCGTTTATACCTGTGCAAGCCGCCTGTAATTTTGCCGCAACGTCTGCCTTATGACTCCAACCCGGAGCAAGTAAAAGCCCGGCGGTCATGTTAAAGCGTGGGTATACCTCTTTTACCTTGTTTATTGCATTTATTATTTCTGTCTCTGTTACTGCTGTTCTTTCGCCCGAAATATTTAAATACTTATATGAGACCGTTCCTGTTGTTTTTCCCTTTGCCGTTGCGGATACAAGCGTAATCTTTGCTTTTTCTTCGCTGTCAAATTCAACTGTATAGTCCGAATCTCTTACAAGTCCGCTTATTTCAATGCTGCTTTTTATTGTATAAGCGTTTTCGACTGTAAATACATCGTCAACGGCTGTATAGCTTTCGCTTGATACCTTCGTTGCGTGTGTGCTGCTGTTCGGATCGAGTACATTCACCAAGATAATCGGTGCAACTGCAAACATGTCAAAACATGCTTTCATGCTTTCGCACAAAGTAAATTTGTCAAAATCATCTGAATACCCTAACTGGTTTACAGCCTCATCATAATTGTAAATTAATTTCGGCTCTGTTGCATTTTCAAGCTTTTCTGCTCTGTGTATTGCCGCAGTGCCGAAAATGACCTGTAAACCTGCACTGCCCTCTGTTGGGACAGTCAGGCTTGTAGGTGCTTCACTTACATAAACACCGTGTTTGTATGCCATTTTTTCCTCACTCCTTTTTTAATATAAAAAAGAGCGTTCTTATGAACACTCTTTTATTATGCAAATTCATCAATTCTACGTGGTGTAGGACAGTTAAAACCTATGGACACCGCTCCGAAAAAATATGGGTATGTATCAACATCGGTTTGTAATGTCCATTCAATCGGCGGTTCGGCTTCAAATTCATCTATATTCGGGCTTTCGGCAAAAGATTGATACAATTTGTTTATAATTGTCATTATGTCTTTTGTTCCCTCTTTGTCCGTATCTTTGGCATAAATACATATGATAAAAACAACATTTACCTGTAATGCACTGTCCCAAGTTTCCTGAAAGCCGTCCGTAATTCTTACAATTATGTACGGGGCTGTTGCCGTTTCAATGTCACTGTCCTCATCTTCATCATCGGGAATATTCAAATCCTGCGAATATATCTTTATTTTTCGCCTTTCCCCCGAAACCGTTGGCAGTTCAAGGCTTTCAAGCACTTTTTTGACTCTTTTTATTAATTTTTCCTGTAAAACATCTGCTGTCAACGTACTTCACCCCTCAACACCCTGCCTATCTGCCTTTCAAGCTCTTTTTCGAGTATACCGTGTATTTCCGGTTTTACGATTTTGTATACCCTTATCTTTGAGCCTATCATCTGTGGGTCTGATAAGCTGTATAACGATTTAATGGGGTATCTTTCTTTCCCCTCACGTTCAACAAGTCCTACACCGCCTTTTTTAAATACTGTTAAAAAGGCTTTTGAGCCTTTCCCGATAAGTGGCTTAGGACTGTTGGCACGTACAACCTTTGCTTTGTAAACATTAGGTCTTGCAGTTCCCTCTTTCAATGTTGCCGGTGAAACCGTAAAGCCTTTTAATCTGTTTGCCTTTCCTGTTACGCTTATTACTGCAACAAGATGTGCTTTTGTTGCTTTTTTCAGCGTTGTTGTTTTATTGAACGTTGATGTTTTTATTGTGTACGTCTTTTTTGCCTGCTGAAATAGTAAAGACCTTGCCTTTTTGGCTGTATCGTTCAATATCCACCTTGTTATTTTTCTTGCCGCCGGCCACATATCCCCCAGACGCTTTTCTATTGCTTTAACTGTGACATCATCATTTCTGAATGATAATTTTATGACACCGTTTGAAATTTTAATACCTGTTTTTGTTCTTTTCACGCTCTGTTAGCCTCCAACTCAAAGGAATAAATACCGTCTTCGTCAATGACGTTTGTTATTACATACGTCTTTTTACCGTCCAGAATAAGCAGTTTCCCTATTTTTGGCTTTGCTCCGTATTCGGAAACAGGCACATATATAAGTATATGCGCCTTGTAAATTCCGTCTAAGTGTGTTGTTCCTCCGCCCTGGGTTCTATCAAGCAATTCGTTTGTATCAATAATAACGTGCATTTTCTTGCCGTCAATTAAGTGCATATCCGAAAATTCGTCATTATTGAAAAACACAGCCCCTACGTCTTTCGCCGCCATTTCCTTAAAAGTCGGACTCATTTTCTGTTCCTTCCTTTTTTCTCTGGCTGTTCGGGTACATACGCAAGACCGATTTTTAAGAGTTCTTTTGCTTCTTCCTCTGTTACAAGCATTTCCTCACCTGCATAGTATTTCTCGCCCGAAACATCTATGTATGTACCGTTTGCAATCAGCTTAATACCCTTTGTTTCGTCTGTTGTTACCTCTTTTATTTCCTCTGGTGCGTTGTTTTTCTTTTCGTCATCGTCAAAACGAGCCATTCATAACACCTCTTTTTAACCTAACAATTTGACTTTTACAGTATCGTTTTCAGCTGCCGCTACAGCCCAGCCTAACGGTACATTGCTTGTTGCTGTTGCCGTTGCCTTTTCTGCCGATGCATCGTAATAAACAGCTGCCCCTAAACCGATTGTACCCGTTGACGGCACAATCCACACACCTTCAACAAATACAGCCCCTACGCTGTTGTTAGGAATGTCTGTTCCGGCAACTCCGCAGCGTGTTGTTCCCAGTGCAACAACAGTGTTTGCCGCTATTGTTGCCCCACTGGTATTTTTATAGTCTATGCTGACGCCTTTCTGGTAAAAGTCTGCTCTCATACTCTTTCATCCCCTTCTTTAAATTGTAATTGCAACACCGTTATTTCTTGCTATGCCACGCCAGTCAATCACGGTGATACCCCAATCCATGTAAATATCCCATACGAAACCTAACATTCCCGGTGTTTCCATACGTCTCAATGTCGGTGTTTCGTTGCCGTTTAAATAATCAATCTGTATTGACTTCGCTGAAATCGGGTCAGCCGTCAAGAACCAAGGGCAAGCGTTTGAACCTGCAAGACCGTTTAATGTTGCGTCTTCAACATATGTAAGTCCCTTATTTGCAAGTGGGTTATAACCTGTATAGTTATTATCATCTGTCTTAATGGATGTTGAGTTTAAGATTGTGTCTACATTGAGACCATATCCCACAGGAAGAACTAACATTCTCGGTGTAATATTGATTGCCTCACCAAATGGGTCTTTTTGCGTCTGCATTTTAAGCATTAATTTATTGATTGTTTCAAGTGACGGCTTTGCCCCTGTGCCTTCAAGGTTGCCATGGTCAGCATTGAACAATACTTTTCCGTCGTAAATTGTTGCGTTGTTGTTGAACAAAAGTTCATAGACCTGTGTATTGATTTTTCTCTTTGCCGCTGACGCATATACACCCGGCACATTTGATAAGAATCCTATATCATCATTAATAAAAGCCTGTCTTGACATGCTGAACTGTGTTCCATATGTATCTATCTTTCTCTGTGGTAAAAGGCTTGTCTCAGGTATTGACGCTTTAAGTTCGCCGTTTTCGCCAACCTTTTCAAACGCACCGCCGCCGATAATATAATTATGGTCTGGTGTAATTTTGAAGTCTGATACACTGCCCTTGCTGCACCAATACTGGAATGTTGTCGGTGTTTCTGCATAGATAGATACAATATTTTTTCTTATTGTTGAATCAAGGATTGCCGGAAAAGCCGAAGTTGGGTTAAAATACTGACGTCCAAGTTCGTTGTAAAGTTCATCACCGCTCATACGTCTTAATTCGCTTTCGCTTCTGCCCTCTCTTGCCATTGACTCAATCGCAAGGTCTTTAAGGCTCATGTTTCTTAACTCTGTCGCACCCTCCGCAGGCTTTTCTACTTTCTGGCCACAACGGAGCTGTAAAGCGTCTGTTGCCGCCGCTCTGAATTTGTCCCCTTCGTCTTTTGTTACCTTAACACTTGCCGGTCCTTTGCTTTTCTTGAGTTCCTCAAGAATTGCAGCCCTGCATTTGTCCTCTGTCATTGTTGCGTCCTTAATGAAGGTTTCTGCATCAATACCGAAATCACGGCACATTGATGTGATAGAAAGTATTCTTTTTCTTTCTGCCTCTGCCCCCTCTGCACCTTCGGTTTTGAGCTTGTCAATGTCGGCCTGTAATTCATTGAAAGTTCTTTCTTCTTCCTCCGACATTGCTCTGCCCTCGGCTTTTGCCTTATCTACAATAGCCTGCTGTTTTGCGATTAATTCTTTTAAATCCATCTTTCTTCCTCCTTCTTTTATATAAGATTTTTATTTATGAAAATCTGTTTCTCATACAGACTCATATCACTATTATTTTTTGTTTCTTCTTCAAATGACCGTCCCACGCCCACTGTGGAATCAGCTGGAATACTAACTATTGAAATCTCCAAAGGTGTCCATTTTCGGGCAATGTAACACGGCCCTTCAAAACGTCCGTCTGTTGACGTTTTTCCCTTTTCCACAATCTCCAAGTTGTCAATTACATATCCAACAGAAACACCTTTTAAGGTACCATTTGCTACTTTCTCCATTATCACTTTTGAGTCATTGTCTTCGTCAAATTTGATTTTGGCTTTTCCTCTGTTGTCTTCCACCCACGCATTTTCAATCTTTCCAATGACTTTATCCCTGTCATGGTTAAAAAGTACAACACCAATCTCGTTTAATCGGCTTAAATCACACGCCCCGTCTGCATGGTCTAAAATCTCATTCCCGAAATATCTCATGTAAGGTTCTTCCGATGAAAAACTTAACTCAAATACATTGCTGTTTTCCTCATCGGCTTTTACCTGCATATCAAAAATATCTCGCTGTAAATTTTTATCAGCCATTTATCCCACCTCCTACAATACTGACTCCTGCCTTTTCTGCATATTCTTTGGCGGCTGCCATATCGTCAATCTGTTCTTTCCAGTCTTTTCCGTTTTCTGCCGCTATCTGTTGGAATGTTTTCATTCCATTTTCTAACGCTATTCTATTAGCATTTGCTTCTTTTACCGGGTCAATCCACCTTTTCTGCCCCGCTATCCACGTGTGCTTTGAATATTCCGTTTTCTGGGCAAAAAAATCAGGTATTGTAATCATACCTGATAAAACTGCACTTTTTAAAAATTCTTCATACACTTCGGACATAAAACTCTGAAACAATTCTTTGTCTTCTATATACGTTAATTCATCTTCTATTGCACTCTGCCTTGCGGAGCTGTAATTGGTCTCGCTCATATCCCTTGTTGTGCTTTCATAGCTGAGACCCTGTCCGCTTGCGATTAACCTCTGTTGCAATTTTAAGAATGTTGACGCATCGTCTCCCGAACTTTTCGGGTCGACTACCTGTATTTCGTCACCGGCGTTCATTTCTTTAATCATTCCTGGGGTAAGGCTTTTACCTTCATACGTTATTGCATTATTTGCATTGTTTACAATCTGCCGCCCTATAGATACAGGTAAGGCTTTTTTTATAAAAACGGCCAAACATGCGGCTATTCTTTCCTTTACGCTTACCGCCGTTATAAATTCGTTGGTGTCTCTTATTCTCGTCAACGTAGGCGTTAAGTCCGATATTTCCCTAACCTGTGATGGTCTGCTTTTGGTGTAGATATAAATAATATCCTTTGCCGGATAGTATTTCGGTGTTGCTATTTCCAAGCCATCTATCGAATACTGTGAAATCCAATATCCTACCGGTCTATTATAAGAATTGTATTCAATCCCACCTGCGACCTTGTGACTTTCGTCTTTTGGACTGCTCCACGAGATACTTAATTCGTCTACTTCTAATGCTTGTAACTGAAATGGAACTATGCCCTGGTTTGTATAGCATTTCTTGAATAGTATGCCACCGTCAACTTTTTTTCTTTTCACCGCCATTCGCAAAATTTGACTGAATGACTGTGTTCCGGTTACATCGCAGTTTTTTGCCTTTGTCCATTCGCCCCACAGTGTTTCTATTTTTGTATTTAGTTCTTCGCTGTCGGTCTTTGCCTGCAATGTGTAACCGCTGCCGATGATATTTCTTGTAAAGGCTTTTATAACGGCGTTTCCCATGTCTGAATTTCGCTCAATATCTCTTGCCCTTGCCCTAACAATATCCCTGTCGGTTCGGTCTGTCATTTCTGCCGACTCAATAAGCGGATGCCATTGTTTGTTGAGTCTGTCAAAACCGCCTGCATCGTATCCGTGTTTCTTAATATAATCAAGTTCCTGTTTAAATGCCGCTCTTTTTATGCCCTGATATGGTGAAATGAACCCGATTATATTATCCAACCAACTCATTTATTAATCACCTCACTCCCATAAATTCGGCCACATAGGTATCTGAAAATAATCCGTTTGACTCCGTTGTTGCCGCTATCTCCGCCGTCAGTGTATCCCTTAAATTTTTAAGTTCCGTTATATTGGCTCGTGTCAAAGACCTTGAACCGATTTTATAACTTTGTCCACCTGCCGTAATCGCCACTATTGCCTTGTTTACCTCTGTCAGCATTTCCGCCGCACTGTATGACGACAAATCCTTTGTATCATCTGCCATTTTTTCACCCCTTTCTAAATTAAATCCACGAATTATCTTGTTGTATCCATTGTTCTTCTTCCTGTCTTTGCGGAGGGCTGTTTACAACAGGGTCTCTTGCAACCGGAGCATGATTATTGTCTTGCAAGAATAAGCTTCTTACCCCCAGAATGTCAGCCGCCGCCATTCCATAAACCTCACAGTCTAAATAGTGGTTGTCGGCATGGCTTGTTTTTTGCACCCACCGAGTCCGCAGCTTACCGCCACCGCCTTTTTCGGTTATTTTGTGTTCGGCTGTTACCTGTGTGCAATACTCCAAATCTATTCCGTCAAACACCATCCATGATCCTGTACCGTTTTCACGTTTCATTCGTCCGGCAATCATGTCTTTGTATTTGCCGCCGTCTACAAGTGCCAATGTCATACCATAGGCCTTTGAGCTTGTTTTGTTTACAGAACTTAATTTGAAATAATTTACCATTGAGCTCGTTCCTTTCGATGGCAAACACCACTCTGAGTTCATGGCTGCAAAATCATAAACTTCATCTGTCTGGTCTCCCGAGTCAATCAGGCATAAGTCAACCAGTTTTACCGTGCTGTCAGGCTTCATATACTCCAAATTCATGACTCTTTCTATATCCCTAAAACTTGTAACCTGCCCTCTTGTGATAAGCTGACTGGTCAAATATTCGCCCCACGCCCTGATTATGTAATATAAACTTGTTTCCTGAACATCGACCCCAGCCGTTAATAAGCGTGTCCATTCCGGGACAACAAATTCTGGTAAATCCGTTTGTCTTTCCATTACTGTCTCGGCATTTGTCTTTAATTTGGTATCTTCCCACGGCTCGGCAAGCCATGAGTTCGTAAAATTATGCAATGCCTCTGTATCGTCTTTCGCAATTAAATAGGCTTTCGCAATTTGCGAAAACCTTGTAAACGGTGAGTATAATGTATTTATCCAAAACGCCACTGTCTTTGTGAATTTCGTATTTTCTTTTACTGTTCTCCATTCGCCTTTTTGTAGCATTTCCATTTTGTCGGAATCATTTATTGTACTGCCACACTCTTGACATATGTACTGTGCAAATTCTGCTCTATCAGCCGCACTTAATTTTTCGTTATCATCCGGCCAACGTATTTGCGAAAATTTCAGCTCGATAAATTCGCCACAATGAGGGCATGGTACAAAATAATGCTTTTCAATATCTGCCTTTTCTTTTTCTTCCCAAATATGCCCTGTTCGTGTTGTGGGCGTTGAGCACATATATATTTTTCTGTTATTAAATGTCTTCGTACGCTCAACAGCTAAACTAATAGGATCAGCCTCTTTTTTGCTCTCGTTAGGATATTTGTCAACTTCATCGAGGAATAGGTAACGAATAGGTCTTGAAGCCAATTCGCTCGGTGAGTTTGAGCCGACAATGCTAACATACATATTGTCAAATTGCAATTCTTTTTTAGTGCTGTTTCTTTCTTTGAAGTGTTTTTTTGTCTCTTTGCTTGCCTTTAGCATCGGTTTTATTCTTTGTTCCACAACCGAGTCTGCAAGTTCACTTGTTGGATAAACAATCATCATTGGAGCTGGGTCTTGTGCTACGCTGAAACATATCATGTTGTTTAACGCTTCTGTACCACCCAACTGCGTGCATTTGCAAAATACAATTTTTTCAGTTTGATAATTGTTAAACTCGTCCATTATGCCGACTAAATAGGGTGTCATTTCATTTTTCCACTTGCCGGGCATGCTGCTGCTGCGTTCATCCAGAAATCTATATTTTCCGGCCCATTCCGAAACCGTCAATTCTTCCGGCGGTTTCAGCAGCTCCAACGATTTTTTTATATATTCGGGAACGATGTATTTTCTGATACTGTACTTTCTCTTCTTCAATCTACCTCACCGTCTTTTGTTTCGGTTTTAGCTGCCAGGACAAAAGTTTTCAGCATCTCTGTACATTCTTTTGTCATGTCCTTTTCCAGTGAGCGTATTACCACAGGGTCAACGTATCCCGTCAGCAGTCCACCTATACGGTTCGGAACAGCAAGAACAAATTTTTTAAGAATAACAAAAAATTTCTGATAATCCAAACTCACCTCTTCCAGTGATATGTATTTGCCCGTTGCAATTTCCGTTTTTAACCTGTGCAACTCTCCCTGACTCTCTTTTAAAGCAATTTCAGCTTTCAATTTCTGCTCTTTCAAGTCAAGTTCTTTATCACTTCTTGCCTTGCCGTTTGCTTTGTTTTGAAGATATTCAACATATTTTTGAATTGTTGGAACAAGGTCGTACATTTTGCCCTTTTGTCCACTCACCTTTTCACTATGTATGATTCCCTCTTGTGTCAACTGCTGTATTCGCCGCACACTCAAATTAAATAGCTTTGCGATTTGTTCAGCCCTCGCCCATTGTTCAGCCATTTTCCTCACCTCCAACCCCATTTTTTACCTTTTTCAATCGTTTTTTGTAACGAAACCCAAAAATTTTTTTGATTTTTTTACGGAAAAATGCCGCGCCGCGCCGTAACCGCGGCCGATTTTTCTCCGGGTAGTACCTAAAAAAATTTTTTAATTCAATTCCTAATTTATCTTTTCTTTTATTGTGTTCTATTTGCTTGTTCAGTCAATATAAATGAATATAAATGTATATCAATTAATACTATTGTTCTTTCTGCTTTGGTTGTTTATTGTGTCTTTGTGTATTGCTACGCTATAGTGCTGCCCCATATAATAATATATTTATATACAAAAAAGACAGACTATAGACAGCCTGTCTTTTCTGCATACTCATAACCAAAATCACATGGGAGGTGTGAATAGTTTTCTCACTTTTCACACTATCTATTATACCATATAAAACGTCCTGCAATGTCCTGTGTTGTCCTGCACACTATAAAAATATGGGGTGGGTTAAAATAATAGCCCACCCTTTTTTATTTACCGCCGCTGTTTTCTTATGTTGTATAATGCTGATACAGCCGGAATTTTAAAATCTTTTATAGACATTGCTTTATCATCTATATATATGTCTGCATATATCTTTCTTGACTCTCCGTCTGTCCATGCTGTTGTTACTTCTTGCAGATTGCTGTTGATTGCGTCAAATACAAGTCCTTGCTTACTGCACCATTCAACCGCCTCTGTCAGCTGTTTGTTTGCCCTACAAGTCCACAGTATTATTTTATTCCCATATAATCTTTGTTGTTTTAAATATTCTATTAAACTTATATTTGCCTTGCCAATATCTGGATAACACGCCTCGCACAGCGTCCCGTCAAAGTCTACAGCTATTATCTTGTATGTTCTTTTAATTGCCATCACATCTTTCCTTTACTATTTTGATGTAAATTATTTTTTATAAAGATAATACTTTTGTCAAGTTTGTTTTATTAATTGCCTATTTTCATTATTTCCCTTCTTCCTTTTTATGTTTAAATTTGAAAACATTGCACACATCACATCAACCACAATACTATTACCAAATTGCTTGTATAATTGTGTCTTTGAATTTACCTTCATCATTTTGTCAATATCTTCATCGGTAACACCCATAAGCCGGCCACATTCTCGTGGTGTCAAATTCCTTACAGCATAGTTTTCTATTTCCACAATAACATTGTCTTTTTGTACCGTTGTAATTGTATTTGTGGTATTCCCTCTGTTGAACTCAAGTCTTTGCTCTGTTTTAATCCCTGCCGTTCTGCAAGAAGGGTTTTCGGGGTTTCTGCCTCTTATGGCGCAAATTATTTTTGGTTGTCTATTTCCACCTTGAAATGTATTTATTGTTGGACTTATACCGTTCACATCGTATACTCTCCCAATTTGCGGATTTGTAAAAGTATTTTCTTTTGCTATATTACCGATTTGTTTAACCTCTGTTGATATATGCTTTTCTATAACACCGTTTCCCATTGCTTTTCTGTTATTTATGCCTCTGTTTTCCCTTGCTGTAATACAGTTGTATATATTTTTTAGACATGGCATATTAACACTTAAATCACAAATACTTTTATTTTGTATATCATTTTCTTTGATTAATTTTTCTATTAATTGCCTTGCCCTTTCTGTTTTGATATAAAATTCTTCGCTTGTATCATTTTCAAGATACCATTCAAAAGATTTTTTAAGTGGAATTTTTTCTGGAAAAACATACTCCCCCCCTTCTTTAATCGAAAACATATATGTACGGTTTCTGTTCTGTGCAACACCGTAATCTTTTGCGTTTAAGTCTTTCCAATAATTCTTGTACCCTAACCCTGTTAAGACATCTAACCACATTCTGAAATCATCTATATTCTTTTTGCCATGTACTTGCGGTACGTTTTCCATAAATAATATTTGTGGCATTTCCATTTTTTTGTCGTGCAGTTCCTTTAAAATCCGTTCAACCTCCCATAAAAGACCGCTTCTTGTTCCGCTGTTCTTAGCCATGCCCTTTCTCTGTCCTGCATTTGATATATCTGTACACGGAAAAGAGTATGTTAATAAATATGTGTACTTATCTGTATCACAAATATTTAAATCTTCGGCATTTACGTCTTTTATATCCATAGTTTTAAAATTGGTATTGTGAACTGCGTTGTAACTCTTGATTGCAAATTTGTCAAATTCAACAACTTTGTAATGCTCAAAATCTGCATTTATACACTTCAATGCCATTGCTTGACTACCATACCCGGCAAAAAGTTCAATTAAGCGTATAGGCTTATCAATATGTATCTTATCTTCTTTAAATAACGAAATTTGTTCTATTTTAATACCCTCTTTTTAAATTATTTAAATTATTTCAAATCTATTCTCCCAAAAATCATTCACAAGTTCCTGCACCCTTTTATAGGTCATTAATTTATCTAACCCTTGTTTTTCATAGAACGCTATTCGGCTGCGGCTCATGTGCATCTTATTTGAAATTTTGTACCATGCCATTCTGTCCACAAACCGTTTTTCAATAATTTCACGCTCTACACTCTCAACCGGAAGGAAGTCTAAAACTTCCATGATTGCAAGTAATTCGGATACAGATTTTCGTTGCTGTTCCTCTATTCTGTCCTCTATCTCGGCTATTCTGTATGTAAATGCCGCGGCACCCGTTGAAACATTAAAACTTTGACCATTTGGACCGCTATAAGATACCGCTGATAGTGGATATTGCATTTCTGCTTTTATTTCATACAACCTTGTTTCAAGTTCTTTTTTTCGATTTATACAATATCGATACCTCTGTAAGTAGTATCTTATCTTCTTTCTTTCTTCGTTCATTGCACCACTTCCATTTTTGATTTTGCACATTGCTTTTTCAAGTTTATCTGTTTATGCTTCTTTCCGTCTCAAATCCATCCGGGTATCTTTTACGTAATTTTTCCACATTCATTTTAGCTATATCCTCTAATGTATACCCTATACCACTGGCAGTTACGGCAATATACCATAAGCAATCACCTATTTCTTCCGCTAAATGTTTTTTATCAAATTCATGTCCTTGATAAATATGTTTTTTTACAATGCCGATTGCCTCTCCGGCTTCTTCATTCATTCCCAAAACTCCATTTAATATATAGCTGTTTACATCGTTTAAACTTGCTCTATTCATACCACCTGCTGTTCTTAAAGTCTCTTTCTGATACTGTTTAAAAGTCATTTATCTCACCTTTCTTATCTTATGTGCAAATGTTTCTGTATTTATTGCACTCCTATTCACACATTCCACATAACCGTTTTCATTTTTTATCGCTATTATAAAATCCGTTATGCTTATTATTTTGCCATCTCTTACATTTTTTCGTCCGCTGTCACTGTCTTCATTGCCTTTTATCGAATACTTCACTGAATCACCGATTTTTAAATCAAGTGTATTTCTTTTTCGGACTGCCATCATTGCTTCTTTATCTTGTTGTTTCTCAATTTTTAATTTTTTGCTAACTGATTCAGGGAGTACCCCCATCTCACGTAAATGTCTATGTATTGTCCATTTGGTTCTTTTCATTTTTTCAGCGATCTGCTCTACAGTTTCACCTTGCTCGTATCTTTTTAACATTTCCGCTTTGTCCACTTTTGAAATGTTACGCTGATTTTTAAACATTTATAAATGCCACCTTCCTTATTCCAACTTGGCCAACATTCCCGTTTCTTTTTCCAATATTTCCAGCTGTTCCTCTACTGTTGTATACCCCTCTGCCACGCATCCGGCTTTTTTGTTTAATCTGTCTGCAAATTTTTCAAGTCTGCTTTTGCCGAAACCAAACTCATCCCTTAAAGTAATTTCTGCTAATGTCAGCACAACTTGAGATATTTTCTTTCCCAAATTCTCTCTTAGCTCTATATACTCTTTGCTGCTCATTGCCACTGACACCCTACTTATATTCCTGAATCTAATTTCGTCTTCAAGACCTGCTATACCTTTCTCTCTTGCTATCCTCAAGGCGTAACCCATACCGTCACGCCTTGCCTGTTCAATTTCCTCCCATTTTGCTTTAGCCATATTTTTTATCTCCTACCTCTAAGTAATTTACTTTTTCCTATAATTCTCTGTATAACCTTTTCTTGTCTTTTTTGCTCTAAGCTGCGAACGTAATTATCGAAAGGGAAAATCATCATCTACAACATCACCTGCCTCTGTTTGATAAAACATTGTATCTGCTGATGTATTAACCGATGTTGTTACAGTATTATCTTTACTTCCGCAAAAATAATGTTCCTCCACAATTACATTTGTGGCATACCTCTTATTTTTGTCCTTATCCTCCCACTGCTCTGTCTGTATTCTTCCGTGTATTGCTATCTGCTGACCTTTTTTCAAATATTTTTCTGCAAACTCTCCGTTTTTGCCGAAAGCAATACACACTATAAAATCCGCACTTGGTTCATTGTCTCTTTTAAAGCGTCTGTTTACTGCAAGTGTATACTTTGCTATTGCACAAGGATTTGCACCTTGTGTATATCTGACCTCTGGGTCTTTTGTCAATCTTCCTAACAAATTAACTTTATTCATTTGACTTTTCTCCTTTTACGCTTCAAAGTTAAATTCATCTGCTGAAATTTTTGTATTGCTAATTTTTTTATACATATCTACATAAACCTCGTTTTTATCTCTGTTATAAGTAACCTCCGCATATTTGTCACCCATTGCCGTTCCCCAAATCGTACATTTTTTATAACCTAATTCGTGTGCAAACCATACAAGGTCTAATTTCTCAATAGTAATATTTTCATTCAATACTTTAATAACTGCATTTTTAGCAACTTTCTCAAATTCGTAACTTGTCATTTTTTATTCTCCTTTTCACATGCTTCTATAAATTTCTTTATTGCTGTTACCTTTTCGCTGTACTCCGTATTTACTTTGACTGTATTCTCATATGTTTCATACAAAACTTCATAATTGTGTTGTGCTACTGCAAGCATTTCTATAAGTTCATCTTTTGTTTTACTTTTAAGTGTTGATTTTGCAGGCATTTTAATGCCTATACAGCTATTTAAATGCATAATCATACTTTTAATCACCTTCCGTTTAACCCAAGTGCGATTCTATCTATATCTGCCTGTGTGAAATATTTCGGGCATTTTTCAATAGTTACTATGTTCTTGCCCCAGTGAGGTGCATAAAAGCACCCCTTACCCAGTCTTTGAAAAGTCCCATTTTGTGTATGCTCAAAAATCGTCTGGCAATATTCACAGCTTACGCAATCAATTATCATTTTCGGGATCATCTTCTTTCTCTTTTGTGTCTTCCGCTGTGCTGCTGTAATATCTCAAACTGCACGCCTCATATAAAGTTTCTAAATTTCTGTAAAAATGCGTATCCCTGTCTTTTTCGACTAATTTTACAGGCAGTATTATGCCTTTTAAAATCATCCCATCTTTTACAGCCAGATAATTACCGCCTATCTGGCTTGTTCTTACATGAAAAGCACTTACTCCGCTTGTTTCAATAACAAATGGTTTTAAATATTTTTTGTTGATAAACATAACCTCACGGTTTGGTAATATAAAGGGTATATATGTTTCTCCCTGGTGTGTAATTTCTGTTTCCGGCAGCCTGTCACACGGTTCTTCATAGTTTGCAATATCCTCAAATTCCAACTCTGAGTATGTATACGTATAATTACTTTCCACCTGCCACTCACCTTTTGCATTGGGTAATATCGGCTTTATGTTTACAGCGTCAAATTCTGTGTTGCCTATGTTATACAGTGCCGCACCGTTACTAAGCCACTGTTCACCGTTTTTCTTGTTGTCTAAAATCGTTATGTATCTGCCATTTTTAAAAAGACTTAAAACTTTATTAAAATCAATTTTTATCATATTTCACGCCTCTTTCTATTAAGTCCAAAAACATTACTCCATTCCCTGTAAACCTTACTTTGTACTTTTCTGCCTCTGTTGCCATCATGTATTTATGCCCGTAAAGGTTTTTCATATCACGCCACACCGCCCAGGGAATAAAATAATAGCTGTCTTTTATTCCTGCACACACACCTACAAATGCACCCATCGAAAAATGCTGCTCTAATGCTTTTCTCTGTGTGTCTGTTATGATGTCCTGTTTCAGCCGGTCCGTTAACGTACACTTTGCTTCAAATATTATTGTTTTTCCGTTTTTCAGTGTGCCTATAAAGTCCGGCTGTGCATGTGAGGTAAACTGAACCAGTGCCGTTCCTCTTTCTCTGTCCTTTTTCAATACCCAAAACGGTTCGGGCATCTTCTCAATTATTGCTTTCCCTTTTTCCCGGTAGTAGCCGCATGCCATTTTGATTAAATCTTCAAACAAGTGACCCTGTGCATTGCTTTTCATTGCCGTTAATTTCTTATCCACTTTCTTTTCCACGCCCTTTCTTTTCCTCTGCAAATTGTATTAATGTGTATTTTTGTATAAGCCGCCCTGTAAAAGGATCTACCCCATTAAAGAGTGTATCGACATCTAAATAATATCCTTTCGGTATCCTCGGCTCTGGAAGCCACCTGTTAGCTTTTACCGTTTTTGTTTTTGTTTTAGGTATTATTAAATTTCTACTTGGGGTGTATCTTTGCTTTGCTGCCTTTCCCTCTTTGAATGTTTTGTCTGTTTCTTTTATTAAATATTCGGCCAACCTTCTGTACTGTCCGCTTTCATCGAGCATTGCACATTTTATATAGCCATGTCTCCATTGACTTTGAACTACTTCCAGAGTACCGCCGCCTTTTATTCCGTTTATGACGATATGGTGATGCACATTCTTATTCTTGTATTCGGTAACAACTATGTATTTCAGTTCGCCCCCTCTTTTTTTGTACTCGTGCCGTAGCCGTCTAAGAAAATTGTTCAACTCTTTCTTTGCCTGTTCCACGCTCGGCCTGTTTTCATTTCTATAGGTAAGGCTTATGTGGCAGCTGTATTTGTCAAAATTGGCATTAAGCACCCTTGTTAATTTAATTATCGCCCTCCGCCTGTTATTTTTTTCTATTTCCTCTTTTGATAACACTCTGTCACTTGTTCCCGTTGCCTTGCCTGTTCTCTTGCTGAAAGACCTGTATACTTCTAATGTCTTTCCTGCCTTTACCATCGTTTTAAAATACATAGCTTACGCCTACTTCTTTAGTTCTCTTATATTTTTTTGACTATAGTCCTAAAATGAATGTCTTCATCAAGTCTTAAAAGCGGTATATAACCGCTTGTTTTTTTCGCAGGCTATGTTAAAATTGATTTATATTTAACTTAGTCGACGAGTTGAATACAATAATTGCTTGTACAAGAAAAGCATGATGTTCACAGCACCATGCTTTTTTCTTCACTCTTTTCCTTTTTTGCAGGTGTCAATAAATAAGGATTTTCTTCTGTGCTTAAAGTTATTCCGCTTGCCTGTCGAACTGTGTTTATTATTCTGTGACATAAATCCCAGTTGTCGGCGTTTCTGCTTCTTGCTTTTTTATCTTTTATAACTCCCATCACCGTACACCCCACATTTTTTCGGAATTTTTCATAAATCTTTTCTTTTCAAGCTCTGTTCTTTCCTTATATGCTCTTATCGGCTGTGTTGCCTTTTTCCTCAAAGCTTTTATTCTAAAATACTGGCACTTGATGTAAAAATAAATCATTACTGCTCCGGCAACTATAGCCACATTTGTTGAATAATCATTTGTTATCATTTTTATCCCCCTTTTCTCTCTTGCACCACTTTGAATAACTTGTGCAGCCGTATTCCCTGCATTTATAATCTTTTTCCTTCTCTATCCTGCAATAAAAACACGGACAGGGATCTTTATTTTTGTTTTTCATGTCTACCACCCTTATTTATTGAAATTTATTTTTATATGTTGCCCGATGGTTTTTATCTCGCTTATACACTTTAACGATTAAGAAATTTAAATAAATCCTCTGTATTTTCCTCCGGCACATAACAAACCTTTGCTTTGCAGTCCTCCTGACTGCATTTTTTTATGTCTTCAACATCACTTTTGCTTAACTCTTTGTTTACTACTACATTATAAATATTGTTTTTATAATCCTTGTTAAAGCCTACTCCGAAAAAAATACTGCCCTTTTCGTTTTCTGCTATCTTGTTGTACATAGCATTAAAGTCTTCTATGCTTAATTTTATTTTTGTGCTTATGCTTATTACTGTCAGCATTTCCTACACCCTTCCTCTTGCAAAAATACTCACACTTTGGCATATTTATAATCTGCCTTTACAATTTTTACCGTCTTTATCTCTCCTCTTTTCTGTAATATGTAACTTCCATTCCGTTTGCCATTTCAATTCTTACTGCAACCGGAATGTGTCTGAATATATTTCTTTCTGTGCTGTATCCGTATTCTGCTTTTACGATTTTGACAGGCTTTATATGACTTTTCTCACATTCTTCCGCTTCTTCGGCTGTGGCATAATCCACTCCACAGCCTTCGCATATGTAAATCGTGCTTTTTCTCAAATTGTCACCCTCTTTCAAAGACAGTTCTTTGTTATTTTCAAATGCTTTTTTATAATCTGTCATTTATTCATCACTCTTTAATTAATGTTTTTGCCACAACTCCTGTTATAATAAATTTGTCCAGAATTTAAGAAGGGAGGTGTGGCATATGTCTTTATACAAATACAGAATTGATTTTTCAAATCTTTCCGTTGAAGAAAAAGATTGTTTGATTAAAAAAATCGATTCTATTTCTTTCAACGGTTTACAATGGGATTTTGAACATCAAACTGCTGTTTTTTTCGTAGAAAATATTGCATATATTGAGTTGCTCAACATTCCTTACTATTGTCATTTGTATAAATATTAAAATTCGTTTTCATTCCCTCCGAGTCGAATATTATTTCGGCTCGGAACTTCTTATTTTCACATATTGATTTTTCTAAAAGTTCAAGCCATTTTTTAAATACAGCTACCGCTTTTATAAACCCGTCTGTATCAACTCTGTTGTAGTAAGATAATTCCTCATCAGGCATTTTTGTAATTACACTTGTTTTGTGTACCCTCTGTGTTTTAAAACCTGTTCCATGTTTTGCACGAAGTTCTTCGTATTCCTCTGCCGTTATTTTTAAACTTGTTTCTTCTACAAAGTCATAAGTACGGCATTTAAGCGTTACCGCTATATCATTCCATGTATTATTCACTGCTTTTTCACCCCCCCACTTTCTATGTCCTTTTTTTATTTAGAATAATGAATTATTATCTTCTTTCCGTTCCAATGACCGTTTATGAGTGCTTTTAATTTTTTAAGAGCACTTTTTCTTTCCTCTGTATTCACTGTTCTCTCACCCCCTTACGCTGTCTGGTTTTCTTTTTCTTTCTTATACATTTCCGACATTAATTTAATTGTCTCGGCATCTCTGATTAAAAGCTGTGTTGAATAGCTGTCAAGCTGTTTCATTATGCCTACCATTTTTTTAATTTCAGTTTTGTTTTTTTCATCTGTCATAGTTATCACCTCTCTTTTTACCGTTTTACGTTAACTTATTTTATATAATATACCTGTTTTCGATATTTGTCAACGCTTTTATTGACTTTTTTACGGTTTTGCGGTAATATATATATGAGGTGATATTTAATGAACAAAAGATTAAAAGAATTACGTTCTAAACTCGGGATTTCTCAAGCAGTATTCGCAGAAAAAATTGGTATTAAGCAAACATCGTATAGTGATATTGAGACCGGAAGGCGTGAATTAACAGAACGTAATTTAAATCTAATTTGTAAAGAATTTAATGTTGACGAAAACTGGTTGAGAAACGGCGAAGGTTCAATGTTTACATTAGAACTTGATGAGGATACAATGCTTATTGAGTCTCTTTTAAATGATGTAGACAATCCTGTTTATGAATTAATTAAAAAATTTATGAAATTATATAATTCTTTTGGGCCGACTGAGCGAGCCGTTCTTCAAAAACTGGCTCTTGGACTTCTTGAAGAACAAAATAGCAAAAAATCTGAAAATGATAACTAAATTTTTCATTCTATGTTGAAACCCCTTAATTTTTTTAGTATATTGAATTTACATACTAAAATTTAGGGGGTAATTTTATGAAAAAATCTTCATCTAAAACGGTTAATAAATCTGATTTGCCGTTTATCGTTTCTATACTTATTTATCTGTTATTTATCTTTATTTGTTTTAAGTCCTTCGGATTTTTCAAAGGGTTCTTAATAACATTAATCTCTATTATTCCTTTTTCTCTTTATGCTCAAAAATTGACTTTTAAATTAAAATCTGCCGATGAACTGTGGGCAAAATGGAAAAACATTAATATGGATGACCAGTATATCCGTATAAGAAAAGCCGTTGATGGTGATTTAATTTTTCTTTCCGCTGACCCTGTTTATAAAATGGGTAAATTCCAAGGTCAGGAACGTAGGACAAAATACACAACATCTTTGCATACTTGCACCTGTCCCGATTTTAGAAAACGTAAAAAGCCATGCAAGCATATGTATTATTTGGCTATGCAGTTAGGTTGTGATGTTGATACATCTGCTGCAAATTTTGAAAACTTCATAAATACCACAAATGTGCCGAACACTACACCGCCCGAAAAGGCTCTTGTTGATTTTAGTGACTTTGACCCGAATTTTGAAAAGTGTGTGCTTTATGAAATAAAAGGCAAGAACCCCGATACAGGCAGACAGAAAACGGTTCAGTTTACGGCTTCATCTTTGTCTACACTTGAAGAAATACAAAAACTTTCCGGTTTACTGCCACCTTATTCCGAGTATGTCGATGTTACACCTATGCCGACAGAAAGACAAATACCTTATGCTCTTGATCTCGGTGTAAGAATACCGCCTTATGCAGACAGATATGATATAAGCAGCTTTATTGATACGGCTTTAAATAGAAGTGTACGCAAAAAATACGTTTCTCCTACTGACCCCAAATATGTACATTACGCTGTTGCTCACAATGTATATTTGCCCCGCTGGGCTGATGATGCCAACTGTATCCGCATTTTAACCGATGCTTTACCAGATAATTTTGAAGAAATAAAAAATTTATAGAAAATAAATAGAATTTTATAGAAAAATAAGAAAACTCCCTTGAATTATTCAAGGGAGTTTCTCTTACACGCTTGCAATTAAATTTTATATAAATATGGAATTATAATTATAATAACACATTGTATTTTTACGTGCCAGTAGTTTTTTATGTAAAAAGACACCGAATTTCTTCGATGTCTTTTTTTGGGGTAATTTCTGGTGTGTGATTCGTTGTTCAAAATGTTCAAAAGAAGGTTATCACTTTTTAATTGTAACAGATTATTTTTTTAAGAGCCAATACTTTTTTCGACATTTAAACTGTTTTTTAAAATTTTTCTTTTTTTATAGCTATATATAAAACTGTATAGCTGTCTCAATATTGTCTTATCGTCCGTTTCTTTAGTAAATTTAATAATTTCCCTTTTATAATTCTCCACCCTAAAACGCCTCCTTAAAACCGTACTTTCTCTTTTGTTTGAATTTTTTACATTTTTTTTAATTTTAGTAATGAAATTTCGTGTTTTTTTGTTGATTTTTAAACTTTTGTGATATATTATAAATATAAGGCAAAAAGGCAAGGGAGTCGCTCTGTCATTGTATGCGACTGCCACCACAGCCGCCCCGGCCCCCTTGCCTTAAACCTATAATATCAACATTTATAAAATTTTTCGTTTCTGAAATGAAATTCAGTCTCGTTCGCAAATTCCCGAACAAGGCTATTTTTTGTTTCAAAAACAACTTTTTTAATTTTTTTTGAAAGGAGTGACCCCCCCCCGATGTTTCTAAAACGTGAAAAAGCTAAAGAAAATTTAATACACAGTATCGAAATGGAACGCTATAAATTAGGTATTTCAAGGGATGAAATGGCAGAAAAATTAGGGTTGACACCCGGACAATACAAAAAATTAATCGAATTGAAAACAAAATTTGTTGATTTTTACATTTGCTATAAATTGTATAAATTAACAGGCAGACCATTGTCCGACCTTGTATTTGACCCTTCTACCGAGACAGAAATTATTAGAAGATTATATAAATTAACCGACTCGCAAATAGCCTTTATATCATCTGTTGTTAATTTTGAGTTGAATATGCAGTCCGAAAATTCAACCGAAAAAGACTTCGTGACCTGTATGGTCCCCGTTGGCGATTTGCAAGACGGCATGATTTGGGACTCATGCAATTTTGAGAAGGTTGATGTATCATCAGCCCGTTTAAAATTCGGTGATGTTGTTGACTGTGCCGTTAAGATTACATCTAATCATTTAACACCTGTTTATGTCATTAATGATATTTTGCTTTTGTCCTTCCGTCCCCCAAGACATGGAGACACGGCAATTTTTATTAACCGCAAAACCGGAAGGGCATATATACGCCAGTTTTTACAGGGTACACCAAATATCTTAAAGCCGCTTAACAATTTTGGTAAAACATATACCTTTGACCCTAACGACCCGGATGAATTAAACGAATGGATACGCTACGCTGTTGTAATTACAAAAATAAGATAATGATTTCATGATTTCATGATTTTTTCACAAAAAAAGGCAGAAACTTTTATGTTCTGCCTTTTCTTCAATCTTCCCTTTTCCACGTTAATTCTTTGCCTGTATCGTTTTTATATTTTTCCTTTACCGCTTCTAAAATATAATTGTTCTGTGAATATCCATGTTCTTTTGCAATTTCTTTTATACGTGCTTTCATACCCCTCGGCACTGCCAGCTCCATTCTGTCATAATTTTTATCTCTGTATTTATTTTTTGCCGCCGTTGCCGCCGGTCCCCTTGGTATATTCTTCTTTTTTTCTGTTGTATCTTCCATTTTTTTACATCTCCTTTATTTTTTTAATCATTATAGCACAGTTTTTGTATTCCGTAAGTATACATATTTTACAAACTTCCGTAAGTATATTTGTTCATTTTGTATATTGATTTTATACTTCCGTAAGTATATAATAGAGACAGTTAAAGGAACAAAACAATATTTCAAATACACGGAGGTAACTAATATGAAAATAATAAAAGTAGCAAATACACTTGTATCAAATAAAAGACAGGCAATAAAACTTATAAAAAGATTAAACAAATACTTTACAGAAGATAAAAGTTATGCAATGGCTATTGTAGTAGATGAATGTTCTGAAAAATTGGTAAATGCCGGATTCTTAACATGGGAAGAAATAGAATCAATAGGTTTTTAAAATGCAAATGCAAAAATTAACCGCAACCCGATTTAATCGGCGTGAGTTTGCGGTTTTTTTATTAAAACTATCTATTAAAAAAGGCAGAAACTTTTACGTTCTGCCTTTTTCTTTCATATCCTTTTCAATTAAATCTATTATATACCTGTTTAAACTTTTCCCCTCTTTTTCTGCAAATGCTTTGTATTCCTCTCTCTTACCCTTCGGAACTCTTATTTATTTAATCAATATTATAAGCAATCTTTTAACCCTGTTCTCAATATTTCATTAACAACATCGGTCATCTTCTTGCCGTCTCTCGCCGCCTTTATTTTTAAAGCTGTCACTATATCGGCATCAATATAATAAGACCTCTGTATTCTGCCGTTGTTTTCTTCTTTTTCCGTCTTTTTATCATTTGTTATAGTGCTTATTATACTTTTTCTTTTGTTTTCTCTTTCTGCCAGTCCCATATTTTATTCAACCCTTTCATACTTTCCGTTTATAATCATGTCGGCTATTTTTACATATTCTTTTGATATATCGCTTTCCGGCACTGCCTGAACCGCTGCCATTCCGTCATATATTCCCTTTTTCGCCGCTACCTGTTTTTTTATGATACCGATTAAATTATATTCGTTTTTAAGCATCTCCAAAATTTCTTTATCATCTTTCACTCTGGTTTCGTAAAATGTGGCTATAATGCCGTATATTTTGAGTTTTTCGTTTATTAATTCTTTTATTTCGCTTATGCTGTCATTCAGCTGTGTAAGCCCTCTGTAAGCTAAATAATCGGTCTTGACGGGTATTATAACACCGTCTGCACAGCTTAAAGCATTTATTGTTAATATGCTAAGCTGCGGAGGGCAGTCTATAAGAATATAATCATAATCGTTTTTTATGGGTGTTATTGCCCTATCCAATATTTTCTCACGGCTTGCTCGTGAAAGCATTTCTACCTCCATACTTGCAAGGTCGATTATGGACGTTACGATGTCGAGGTTTGTATAAACATTGTATATACATTCTTTTATTGGTACGCTTTTCTTTTTTAGTATATCCACAACTGTCCTTTTAATTTCAAGCGGTTCTATTCCCAGACTGATTGTTAAACTTGCCTGACTGTCTAAGTCAACCAGTAAAACTTTCTTTCCTTTTTCTGCCAGTGCCGCACCTAAATTATGTGTTGTTGTTGTTTTAGCAACACCGCCCTTTTGATTTGCGATTGCTATAACCTCTGCCCGCATAGCCTCACCCTTTCTTTTGTAGAAAACTATTTTTCTATAAATCTATTTTTCTATTTTTCATAGATTTCTATAAATCTATATTTCTAATATATTCTTAGTTCTTTTAAAAGTCAATAAAAAAGACGGTTTACCCGTCCTTTGCGCTGTTTTTTATCATTTCTTTTGCTTTATCGTAGTATTTATATACTGTTTTCTTATCAAACCCTGTTCCTCTTATTACATCACACTTTCGTGAATCGGGATTTTTCCGCAGATATTCTATTACTTCTTGTTCTTTGCTCGGTCTGCCGTTTCCCTCTCTCCAATCTTTTCCCTGTCTTCGCATTCTTATATCTCTTATTGCTCTTGCCTCTTCAAGGTGATATATTTGTTTTTGATAATTTCTTTTATTCCGTTCAATTCTTATATCTGTAACTTTCTCAATGTCTGCAATGGTAAAATTGTAATATTCTTTATCGTAAGCCTCCAAAGCACTTGTTATATCGTCTTCGGTCAAAACATTATCGTGCTGTATTTTGCTCAATTCCGAGTATACGTCATATATATCCTCTTTCAATTTTTTCTTCGGAACATCACACTTGCAGGCATAAATTGCAAGGCACATCATGTAATAATATCTATGGCCGCCTCTTACCTCTCCTATCTTCCTTAACCACCAGTTATAAAGTGCATACCCCGTTTTACTGCATATATCCCATTTTTTTAATTGTTTGCTTTTATTTACAACTACACGCTCATACCATTCAGGGTACTTTTCCCTTGCCTCGGCTCTCGTCATTTTTGAAGGTCTAAAAGGTCTATTTACATCAACTTGGTTTTCTTTCTTCACATACCTATTTAAATATTCAAGTGTTACCTTTTCACCTGTCTTATATGCTTTTACAACATTCCCATACTTGCCATTTACACTTCCTACCATACGAAAACTTTGATTAATTGACTGATATTGTATTTCTTTTTTCGTTGATGTTGCTTTGTACTCCCACATTCTGAAAGTCAGGTCATATTTCAATGCTTTTAACTGTAATTTTATATTTGGATACAGGTCAATAGGTTCTTCAAATACATAGTATATATGAAGCCCCGCTCCGCTCAAAACCAAAAATGTAGGTTGCGGTAACGTCCTTATTCTTTCAGCCTCTTGCCCGAACCTTAAAAGCAAGTTTTTCATTTCATTTTCACCCACCCCGTCAAGGTCAAAAACAAGAGCGTTCATTCTTTGAGCGTTTTGTAATTTATTGGCTTTTCGCCTATATGTTAAACCGCTGCACAGCGTCAGATTATTTCCTTCTATAAAATCCATATAATCTTTTTCCCATGTATCCTTTAACATTATACGCCTACGTAAACGTCTTTTTGTCCCTTTGTCTTTGTCATCTTCATACAGATATATCGCATTCGGTTTTGAATAATCTGTATTTAATTCCCCTTTGTTCTCACATTCTGGGAACAAATACCTGTAAAACTCATATCCACCAATCTCCTCATACATACTTTCACACATATTTTCCAGTTCTATATAGCTTTCCTGTATACCCATTTTATCCACACCTTAACCCTGTATAAACCCTTATAAAAACGGCTATATTATACGTATATCATGAATATAACATAGGGGGCTTAGATTATCAATATATTTTTTCCACCTTTAATTTATGTATTTATTATAACATTTATTAGGCACACATACAATATATAAACTATACGAATATTAGGCACTTATATTTATAATCTTTGTGCTTTTTGTATCTTGCTTTTATTAGGCACTTATATTATAATATACTCATAAATTAAAGGAAAACAAAAGCAAATTAATTAAGGAATCTATTGAATTGTATAAAAATTGGAATTGTACGGAGGTTTAAAAAATATGGGAAAACGTGTTGTAAATCCTAAAGAACTGGAAGGAAAAACATTTGAGGAAGGAAAAAAGATATTGGAAGCGGCAGGGTATGAAACTCAAGACGATAAAAATCTTAATTATTCCAAACCGTTTTATGAAAGCGTTGAATTTGTTTGGAATGAATATATACTTACAGATGAAATAGATGATGTTAATACTCACAGTATAACTTATGAAGAAAATTATTATTACTATGACACTTTAAATCATTCTGCAGCTTGGAGTCCCTTTTCTACGTTTGGAACTGATGAAGAAGCAATCGTTGATGCAAAATTACATGATGTTCCGTCAGTTTATAGAATAATGAAAAATTTTGGCGAATTTTATAATAAAAATGAATTATGTTCTGAATGTACTCTTTATGATACGGAAAATTCATTTGAGATTGCTTCGTTTGATACTTTAGAGAAAGCTAAACAATCACTTAAAAAATATAAAACATCTATTTGTCAAATGTCTGATTATGGAAATTCAAAATATTATCATGTAACAGAATATTATATTCAAAAATTAGGTGAAATAGATATTTTAGAATGTTCCGAAATGAAAATTTAAAGTTTATCTTTTTAATAGAATGACAAATGAAAAAGAAGTCTGAGGAGGAATAACATGAATGATAAACTTATAAAACAGCGTCGTGCAGCAGTTAAAAGATATGCCAAAAAGATTGATCGTATAAATTGTCTTTTTCCGAGTGGTACGAAAGACCGCATAAAAAAATTAACAGGTCGCAGTTGCAATTCATTTATAAAAGAGACTGTATTAAATGAGCTTAGCCGACTTGAATTTGAAAAAGACGAAACAGGTATTTTTTTGTAAATATAAAAGAGACTCTTTCGAGTCTCTTTTTTCTTAATACTCTTTATGTTTTTCATGCCAGTATTCCAAAAGGTTTTTATGCTGCCTTTCGTCCTTTGCTATAGCCGTTACAATGCTGTAAAGTTCATCATCGTTTATTTCCTCTGCCATTTCTGCCATTTTCCCGTATTTCTTGGCATCTTCGCATTCGTCTTTTATATATTCCTCTATTTTTTCGTGTATTTCATCGTGTATACTCATTTTCACGCCTCCCGAATGTATTTGTATATATCATCAACATCGGACTCCGTAAGTGTAATAGAACCCAATCCGGGCAGATTGATTTTTGCCGGGCTTTTCTTTGCTTCATTCTTGAAAAGACTGTAAATCATTTCTAAGTCAATCTTGTTTTCTTCGTCAAAAATTCCAAGGCTTTTTACAGCTTCGTTTTTTCCCAGATTTTCAATCAAATTGCCCGCTTTAAGTGAAAGTATTCCGCCGCCTACGCCCAAAATCCATTTGCTTATTCCGTCTGTCTTACCCACTATTTCGGTATCTATATATCTGCCCAGTCCTGCCTGTATTTTATCAGCTCCGACTTTCATCTTAACAGCCCCCTTTTATATAAATATAGTTTTATATTTTTATATATTTCTATAAATATATATTTTATATTTATTTAAGTTGCTGAATTGTAAACACGCCGCTTGTAATCGTAGCCGGTCCCGATAATTTCACGGAAATATCGGCAATATTTGCATTATACGGCTGTACGTTTACAGGTATCATTGCTGTTGTTAATGTAATTGGGTTTGTATTTGTTGCTCCTGCAACTGTTGAAACAATCGACTCATCTATTGCCTTACCGTTTGCAAAAAGCTGTAAACTTATTTCTGTGCTTGCTGTATAGCCTGTTATAACCACACTTGCCTCGGCATTATAAAATCCGCTTTTTCGTATCTTTATAACTCCGTTTTCACTTGGGTCCGTGTTTGAATTTGTATTTAAAATTGTGTTAAAAGGTATATTCTGGTTTGCCGTTACCGCTGTGCTTGTTGTAATTGTGCCTTTATACATATATTTCCCCTCCATTTTAAAAATATGGCACGCCCTTTTGAGCGTGCCGCCTTTGAGCCTTCCGCTCCGTCCCTTTGCTTATGCTATCGTTGTGCCGTTTACTGTTGCCGCTGTCGGTGTAATTGTTACACCGCCCCAACCCGGACATACTGATGAATTAGGTATTACAGGCTTGATGACCTGTTTAAGAATATTATTAACTTCGGTAATGCTTGTGTTGTTCGCCGCTACAGCAGCCGCTACATTTGCATTTGTAACACCCTGATTTGCATTAATTATATTCTGTGTATCTTTATAGGCCTGAATTTCTGCTCTTATATCATTGGCTTTCTTGTCTATAGCCGTGTATACCTCAACCATTTTCTTTTCCGAATCGTTTTCACTTTTTAAAAGAGCGATTTCACTGTCTTTCGCACTAAGGTCGTACATCATTTTCAATTCGTCTTTTGTTACATAATCACCACCATTTGGGCAGCCAATGCCTCTGTTTGCTAAAGCTCCAAGACCGCCCAACGCTCCCACAGTTCCTATAATACCTGTTGTAAGACCGCCGATTGCAAGTCCTGTTGTTCCTTTTCCTGCATAATCTTTCATCATGAGTTCTGCCATAACTAATCCCTCCTTAAAAATTTATACAATATTTTTTATACTTATATTCTCGCATAAAAAAAAGACAGTCACCTGTCAAGTGACTGCCTTTTAATCCTCGTGTAGTTTCCACGCCAAATAATATTTTTTGTCAGTTTTTTGCCATTTTTCCGTCAACCGTTCCGGCATAACGTCAGAATGTTCCTTTTGTACCCAATCATATTTTTGCTGTAATTTTTTTATTCTTCTTTGCAGCGTTTCGGGGCTGATGTTGAATTTTGCCGCTTGTGCCGTCCTTTTCTCACCTTTTATGCAGCTTTCAAGCAACATTATCTCTTTTTCATCAAGCATGGCCTCCTGTATGAATATTTCTTTTATTCTTCTTGTCCAAAAAGCTATCATAGCAAACACCTCTGTCACCGTGTCCATTATTATTTACTAATGTCCCACCACAGACATTTTTATTTCTTGTTCAATACTGCTATATTTCCTTTGTTGCTTATATCATATCCGAGATTTTCCGCTATATCCCTTATAGCTATATAGTTCGTCCCGTCTTTTAATATTCTTTTTACCTTCTTTTCTTTTCCGTCAATAATTATCTTGCTTTCCTCTACCATTTCTTTATCTTCCTTCCACGTATCCATAAAATTTTCGGGTGTTCCGTACATTTTTTTTAACTTTGTTGTTGTACTTCCCCAGTCAGGCAACTGAAAGTGTGGCTTATCAACAGGGCTTTTCCAGTCACCGCCCCATTCAAGGCCTATACTTTTGCCTATCTTTCCTACCTTTTTAAAAAAACCGTCACTGTCTGTATAAACACCCTTTCCGTCGTTGCGGTATATGTCAAATGCCGTTCCCCATTGGTGATGTGAACTGTATGAGCTGCCCTTTGCATTTGTCACAATATTCCCCGGTGCAGTTCTTCCTTTCGCATAAAGTGCATCTTGTTCTTCTTTTGTTCGGAAGCTTTCTCCTATGCCGATTATAAGTCCCTGTCCTCTACAGGCTGAAACCAGTTTTTTGCTAAGGTCTATCAGTCTTGGGTGACATTTATTTATGTTTCTCATTTGCTACCGCTTCCTTTTTTCTGCAGCACGTCTATTGCATTTTTAAGCGTGTCGTTCATCGGCACACCCATAAGCCCTGCATTTTCTATTATGGAAATTGCTTCATTTGCTATAAACGCTATTATCACAGCGTCTTTTATGTAGGCTGTGCCTACCTCCAAATCAAGCCTATAGGCTACTAAAACAACAAGTAACATTGCACCCTTTCTGCACAGTCCTTTAAATCCTGCACGGCTTTCCAGTGTTCCCGTTTCTGTTTTCGTGCTTTTGTGAAACACACCTGCCACAATTAGACCTGTCACATAATCTATAGCCATAAAAATCACTAATGTTGTCAGTCCCGTTGTCCAACCTCCGAAAGCTGATGCTATAGCACTTCCGATAACCCCTATGATTGAAATTAAGATATTTTTTGTCATTTTTTTCAACCTCCAAAAAAACGGGCGGATTGCTCCGCCCTTATTTTTAAATTAAAAGTTATTCTATACACTTTCTGTAAAGTGCCGCAAATGCCGGAATAGGTACAATGTCCGCACCTTTCGCCTCGTATTTCATTTTATCCTCGCCGTATACAATTACACCTTCGCCTGTTTCGTCAATCGGGAATCCATTTTTTGCTTTTATTTCTGTTTCAACCACCTTACCCCTCTGTTTGAAATCCTCTGCAACCTCTCTTGTGTCTACGAGATGCATAACACCGATTTTGTCCACATAAGCATACTTTTTCATATTCTTTTTCCTCCTTATAAATAAAAAAATTGTAATAAAAAAAGACTTCGGCCGAAAGTCTTAAAAACATTTTTAGTATAAATCTATAAATATATTTTTCTACTTTTCTATTTTTATAGATTTATATTTTTTCTATAACTATCATCTTGTTGATGTCAACAAAATGGTATCTGGCAAGTTACAGGCAAGTTACAGGCAAGTTACAGGCAAGTTAAATTATATTTCGTATTTCTTTCCTGTTATTTCTTCGTACTGCTCAGCCGTAATTTTACCGCTTGCAACAAACACTCCTACATCTTCTGCCGAATAAATTCCTCTGTCATAAAATCTTTTTATTATCCTAAACATTATTTATGCCCCTTTCTGCTGTCCAAGTAAAAGTTCCGCTAAAATCTCGTCATGTTCCTTCTGCTTTGCTATAATGCTTTCCTGATTTAAAAGCATTTCCGCTTGAATAAGCTCTGTGTCGGATATTTCTGTTTCATTATTGTTGTTTTCTGTTTCGTTTTGAATTTCTTCGTAAGTTTTTTCGATTACTTTGTTATCAATATACTTATATCTGTAAATACCGTTTTCGGTTGTCAGACCGTTTGATAAATAATTTCCTTGTGCATGAGTATATTTATCACCTATACCTTCATCTATCTTTATCCAACCATCTGTATCATTAATAAAAACATCACTATTTATATCTGTTATATTACTGTTTGAGTCTGTTTTGATATAAACGCTTATTTTGTTTTCTTCTTCCATTCTTCCACCGCCTTAATAAATTTCTGCATCAAATAATATTGATGTATAATTCGGACTTGTTCCCCTATACTGTAAATAATAAAACTGATTTGCTGTAAATGTTCCCGCTGTTGTTGCCGTTGCTCCTACTGTCACATTCGTCCCATCACCACGTTTTATTGCTGTAATGGCTGTTGTGCTTCCCACATTATTTTTAATATACAAATTGCTGAAATCTCCTAAAAGTGTCGGCAATATTCGCATTGGTACAGGGAACTGTATCCTAAAAGCACCGCCGTTTGTTGTTGTGCATAATTCTGTTAAATATGGGTATCCTCCGGCAAGATAAAGCGGATTATAAAAATATCTCTGACACAACGCCAATTCTTCCTGATATGTTCTTGTTGTAAAAGGTGTTGCAACCCCGCCTAATTCAACCTTTAATCCTGTAATTTCTATCCCCGAATTTGCGGAAAATAATCCATCGTCTGTTGTGTAAATTAAAAATCCACCACATGATGTATCAGTCGTAAAGTGTGCCGCTTCTACAGTTTTTGATACCCTTTGCCATGACGTTGTTGGTGTAAGACCACCATTTTGATTTTGACCGATTCTATACCCTATAAATCGAGGTGTACCAACGGCTCTGACATAAAAACTAATAGTTAGTTTCTTTCCTTCATACATGGAATAATTTTCTATGGGCTGGTATATTTGTACCTTGCCTGATGTATTTTGTCTCGTTAAACGCATTGCATACATTGATGGACATTCCGATGTATTCTTTACTTTCTCAACTTTATTACCGCTATCATTATTTATAAGTGGTATAAACCACCTGTCAGCTGTAAATATTTTACCTATTCCTGTAAATCTGTCACCTCTCTGCCAAACTTGAAAATCACCGTTTATAAGCAAATTCGGATTGCTCCATTCAAAAGCATTGTTTACTTCTTGAATTGTACTATGGCCTGTTCCACCATGCTCAATATCAATCACACCGATTTTATTCAATATTGTTTCTTTTGTCAGACTTTCATTTGTCAAAGCCCCTATCTGTTCGGCTGTGACCTCATGCGGATTATCCTTGTTGTTTGTATGCTCTTCTAATTCCTCTTTTGTCGCATATATTCCCGATTCTAACTCGGCACTGACGTTTTCGGCATCGCCTATTATGCAAGGTATTGATATAACTTTTTCAACTATTTCACTTCCTGCTGCCGGTATGTATTCCGCAAGACTTCCGGCGTTAGCGTAACAATACAAAATATCACTGTTCCGGTCATTCGGTTTTTCCGGGTCTGCCGCAAAAACTCCAATCTCACGCCAGTAAAACCCTGTCGTCAATCCGCTGTTGCTGAAATTACTTTTTACCGTTGCATAATTATTCCCTGCTTTCACACCGCTTATCCCTACCGTAATAAGCGGATTTACAAGTTTTGTCATTGCCGCTATTGCCTGACTTCCAAGTTCGCCGTCACCAAGCTGCATTTTGGTAAACTTTAATGCCGTTCCTGCCTGTGCCTTTGCCTGTAGGGCTTTTCCCTCGTCTGTAAATTTTGGTGCTGTAAAGCTCATTTTTACCACCGTCCTTTTCCTTTATTTTTGCGTCAAAATTATTGTATCCGCTGTATGTACTGCAAAACCCGTGTAGCTTGTCCACGCTTCTGTTGATAATACAAGTTCCACAGTCTCGAGCCATGCACTGCACCGCTTCACCGCTTCAATAGCAGCCTTAAAATCATTCACATTATCCTCTGTTATTGATGGATTCACCGTTGATACTTTAAAATATCCCGCTCTACCGCCATAGTCAAACCATTCCTGCACCTCGGCATCTCCGAATATGTCAGTACATATATCTGCAACAGCTTTCTTTGTTCCTGCCTTACTCCAATAAGTAATAGCTCCTTTTATCAAAGTTCTTTTCAGGCTTATGTTATAGTTTTCTGAATATGCCTGTACTTTCATTTCCACCGCTATTATATCCAGCAATTCACTTGATAAATTGTCTATGTTGGCATATAGCATAACTTTGTCCGCAAAATCAATAATTCTTTTGTGCTGTTTTTCTACAGCCTTGCTTATGGCTCTTGACCATGGTTGTTCCGTAATTATTCGGGGTATTGAGTCTGTAAGTTTGGCATCGTATAACTTAATCATCCTCCAGCCCCCCGTATGTGACCTCTGTATTTGCCGCTATTGCTATATCATAGTCATTTACGGCAGTATAAAGCGGTTTTGTTACTGCCGTTCTTTTCGCACCTGCCCCGATTATAAGCTGTATTAATTTGGACGGATTTATGTCTCTTCCTATTTTCTGTTGCCATTTTTTGTAGTCTTCTATAGCCTCATTTACAGCTGTCTGTATTGCTACCGCCTGATTGCTGTCACTTTTGTTTATATAATAAGTCAGTTTAATATCGTAATTGCTTTTTGTCGGGCCTTTTGCCGTTACAATGTCCGTCAACGGTCTTATATCATCGGCACTTAAACCCTCCTCAACCTCGGCTATTACCTTGCTGTCAGGTATTTCACCCTCGTTTATTGTGAATACAACATTAACCTTGTCCGGTTCTGGGCTGTATACTACAATATCGTCAATATCGGAACGTATTCGCCGTGCATGGTACTCATATGCCTCTTTCGGGCCGGCAACAGAGTACCTATTTGGTGCATTATAAATTCTGTACGTAAGGCTTTCGTCATTTTCCTTATCTGTACCGCCTGCGGATACATCAATATTTGTTACATTTGCCACATACGGCACAGGGTCAACAAGTGTATCTATTTCTTTTATTGCCAAACCGTTAGCCCCTGTTCCTGCCGTTATTGCCGTTGCCGTTACCGTTCCGCTTTCCTGCCCTGCCAAAATTTCAAGATATTCGTCTGTTGCAAAATATATGTCACCTGCCGCTACCCTTGTACCGCCCGGAATTGCCGTAACAGATGTTCTTATGTCCGACAGCGTGAATTTTAAAGTAACCTTTGCCGCCGTTGCCTCGTTTCTTGTTATGCCTTTTAAAACCGCCAGATTGTCTAAATAATCCGCTTCGCTGTATTTAAGCAGTCCCATTTTCCCTGCTCGGTCGATGTACTTCAATGCCTGATAAAAATTATTTGCAACGGCATATAACATTAACCTCTCCGGTGTTCCTGCGTGCATATCCGGTTCTTTCCCTGTTTCTGCTCTGTATGCCTCTTGATAATCGTCAAGCATTTCGTTTCTTATGTCCTCTAATGTTATATTGTCAATAAAAGAAATTTCGGGAATATTTTTTAAAGCATTTATGTTACTCATCGACTACGCTCACCTCCAACACCGGACTTAATAACCCGTTTACGTCAGACTTAAACTTTACACTTTTTATTTTTGCCCTTGGCTCGTATTTTTTTATTTTTTCTATAATTTCCGCTGTCAGCCTTGCCTTTGCCGCCGCTGTTGTCATGTCCAAAAAATCCCAGTTTAAACCGAAATTTCTGTCAAGAGCCTGTTCGCCTTCTCTTGTGCCTAACAGCACCGTTAAGCATTTCCTTACGTTTTCTTCCGTTGTTCCGTTCCCGTTCATTTTTATTTCTATCATTTTTTTCCGCACCTCTCTCAAACATATTCTTCAAGAGATATTGATACCGATATACTTGCTATCTCGCCACCGCTGTAAATCGTGTTGAATTTTCCCGACAATGATGTTATTACCATTTTATTCTCACACATTAATTTACCGCCGATTATTAAATAATCCGCTGAACCTTCCTCCGCTTTTTTTCGTAAGTTTTCCAGCATTTCAGACGGCTTAACTCCCAGGTCGGCTTTTAACAGCATATTAAATGTTGCCGTTTCGGTTGTCGCACCTATAAACTGTTTTCGTGGCTTTCCCGAGATTAAATCCTGACTGGCCCAGTTACCGCCGTATGTTGTACTTAAATCCGTCAGATTTAATATTTTTTCGCTTGACACCTCAAATATTATGTTTCCGTAACTTCCTATCATGTTTTGTACCTCTTTAAGATGTACTTTCTTCCTCCGTTACCGGAAGATGTTCAATGTTGCCCTTTATCTGAATTCCTTTCGGGCAGTCTATACGTAACTTTTTTGTTTCTTCATCGTACTTTATATAGCAGCCTTCGCCTAAGTCTTTCCGGTAAATCTTTTCTCCGCTTTCCTTCGGCTTGTTGTTGTCGTTCCAAAACTTTCCGAGAATAACACCTGCCTCGCCGCCTGTTGGTAAATGAAGAACCAGAACTAAATCGTCAACCTTTGGCATCTTATATTCATACGATAATAACGGCAGTTCCATAGTGACCGAATTGTCTCTGTCGGTGTATACTACCCTTGCCGTCCCCTCTGCATAATTAACACTTGATATTCGCCCTATTCTTATGGTATCCATTTTTCACCTGCTTTTATATAAATCTATTTTTTCTATATTTCTATATTTATACTTTTCTATAAAAAATATATTTATATTTTTATATAAATCTATAAATATATTTTTGCACCCTTCTCTCAGCGAATAGAAAACATCTTTTTGACCTTTTATATTAAAAGCATTTTTCTATTCGTTCACACAGCCTATTAAAAAGCATTTGCCGCATTTATAAGTATCAACGGCAGCCATGGCAACGCCTCTTTGTTTGCCTTCCAGTATGCCGCCGTGTTTATTACGCCTTCACTTGCTAATTTGTCGATTGCTTCATCGGCTGTTGTGTAAATATTTGAGTTGTTGTTTATGCGTATCCTCACCGCCATATTTACAAGTAAATCATCAAGATATTTTACATTTTTGTAATTTATAACCCAGTATTCAGGGCTGACAGATATTTTTAATTTTGCAAGTCTGTCTATGGCGTCAAGTACCGTCGCGTCACTGTCGGACACCTTACTTAGCTTTAAGTTTGTTGTATAGCCTGAATTACTTACATTGTCCGTTTTTTCGTCAATATAGTATTTTCCGCTTGCCTTTCCTATGCCTACCACATTTATTACCATAGCCGCTGTTATATCCGTTCGCCCCGGTACCGTAATATCAAGTGTTACGGCACTGTGGTTTTGTTCGGCTATTGCGTTTTCCAGTTTCAGCTTTGCCTCGGCAAGACTGTCGGCCTTTTCATTTGCCTTATAAATTCTCGGGCCTGTTCCCGTCTTATATTTAATGTCTTTTCCGCTTTTTCCGTTTGTGTAAGTTATTTCGCCGCCTGTATATGTACCCACAAGGTTACTGTTCCACTTTACGCTATTTAATTCTTCTTTCTTTATTGTTATCTTGACTTCTTTCTTTTTGTATTTCTCTCTGTCAAATATAACAATCTGGTTTTTGTATACCTTCAGCTTTCTGCCGTAATCATCGCATAAGTTTTTTAAAAATGATGAGTCGGTTGCTTTTGACTGTTCCTTAGACTTTATTGTTATATCCTCACAGTCAAAATACAATTTTAACTTGTACCTTTCCGCGATTGTCTGTGCAATCTTTTTCAGGGTTGCTTTCTCCCAGGTTTGACTTTTCTCTGTCCCCTTAAATGCGTCTCCGGCCGGACTTGATATAGCCCCTATGGAAAATGAAGAACCGTTGCTGCCTCTTGAATAACTCAAGCTGTCTATTATGAATACACCGCAGTCAAGTTTTCCGTCATCACCTTCGCCGTTCCAATTTTCCGTCCGTATTTCTGCCTTTATTTCGTCACCTGCTGACGGTATCCATGCCGCAATCCACTGATTTTCAGGGTCAGCAAGATTTATTTTTATACTGTCACTTTCGCCGCCGTCCGGGTCTGTATAGCTAAAGCTGTTTTGAAAATTGTCTAAAGCTGTCTTTATTGTTTTTCCGTTATATGTTATATATACATTCGCTTTTCTTCCTTTCATTTTCAAGCCCTCCACGGCGGCAAATTTCCGCTTCTTTCCTCTGTCAGTGCCGGAGTTTTTAATACCGTTCCTGCCGAAAACTCAAAGACGGATACATAAAACAGATTGTTATCCATAAGCCAGTTTGCTTTTGTTTCGTCTCCGTACACCTTCAATGCTATGCTGTCCCATTTATCACCGTTTTCTGTTGTATATGTATCCGTTGTCATTTTTTAAGTCCTCCTACTAAAATGCAAGTCTACGCCGTTCGCTTGTATACCTGTCCATAAATTCCTTAAATTCTTCATACGAGCTACGCATTGCCTCCGATATTTCCGACTTATCCGCATTGCCGTTTATAACAATATTCGGTGAGTACGTAATACCGCCGCCGACACCGCCGTTAAGCATATTGCTAAGTTTGGTAAGTGGTACTACTGCCTCCGGCTCACCGCCTTCGCCTATTTCCGCTAATGTCGGGCCTGTGGCAATACCGCCTGTTGCAAGTGTCGGAATTGTAGGAATGTTAAGCCCTACGTGCTTACCGCCGATAATCGGCACACCCTTTGGAACATTGACCTGAAATTTATTCAGCTGTCCTATACCGGAATTTATGAAATTGATGACTGAGTTTATTCCGCTTTTTACAGCATTCTTTATACCTTGCCAAACCGCCGAAACTTTTCCGCCTACGGCGTCCCAGAAATTATTCCAGCTTTCCTTCATTCCTTCACATTTTTCTTGCAAATACGCCCCTAATTCTGACGCTTTTTCTTTAATTGTATCCCAGTTTTTATACAATAGTACACCGACAGCTATTATTGCCGTTATTGCCAGAATTGCTATTGTGATTGGACTTGTTAAAAATGCAAAAGCCGCACCCAATGCTGTTGTTGCCGCTGTTGCTATCCATTCCGTTGTATACATAGCTATAAGCATACCTGTTTCAATTCCGCTTTGTATACTTGCCAATATTGCCGCACCGTTATAAACTAACAACGCCGTTGTTAATCCACCTACAGCTACAGCCGCCGCAACAAGTATCTCTTGATGTTCCGACAAAAAACTGTTAAATTCACTTATTTTATCTCCTACATTTCCAACCCAGTCTTTAAATTCTTTAAACTTTACAATCACAGGGTCTTGAATGAAGTTGCCTAAATTCTGTGCCGCCTGCGACACGGCAGGCAATACATTTTCTGATACATAATCAAGAGCAGTTTGTATTTCGGGACCAAATGCGTCTAAAAATTTTAATTGTACATCTTGCAATGCTGAGTCAAGTTTAGCAAATGAATAATCAACCGTATCCGTTGTTGTTTCGTGCATGGTATCTAATGCATTGTTGCTATTCTGTATTTCTCCTGATAGTTTATCCCACGCTGATGCACCGCCGTCTACTGTTTTATTAACACCTTCGAGCAACTGATTGTATGTCGAATAATAGTTTGTGCCTGCAATAGCCGCTAAATAACTGTTTTTTTGTTCTTCTGTCATTCCTTCCATTGCTTTATTAGTGTCTTTTAAAATATCTCCGAAATTTCTCGTATTTCCGGCAGCGTCATATATGTTTACACCTAATTTTTTATATGCATTCATTGCCTCTTTCTTCGATGTCATACGCACCAGTATAGAGTTAAGTGCCGTTCCGGCTTCTGCTCCTTTTGTATTTGCATTTGCTAATATACCCAATGCCGTTGCTGTTGTTTTATAATCCTGTCCGGCAGCCTTTGCCGCACCGCCTACACCTGTAAAGGCTTCCATGAGTTCCCCGGCTGTTGTTGCCGATTTATTATTTGCCTTTACAAGTACATCAAAATATCCGTTTAAATCATCCATATTGTCAAAGCTGACACCCATAGCGTTCATAGAGCCTGTTACAAGATTTGCTGTTCCTGCCAAGTCTGCACCTGTGGCTTCTGCAAGTTTTAACACCGGCATTAATGCTTTTGTGCTTTTATTTACATCCCAACCCGCAAGTGACATATAACCTAAAAGATCGGAAGAGCG